ACCTCATCAAAATGCTCATATACCCAAGAGCCAACAGCCATCCATTCATTTTCCTTAACTGAAATTGTTACGCTAGGCTTATGTTCGCACCAGTGACGCTGATAGGTAAGCCACAACTCAAGCTGCTCAATGGCATTCATCTGTGTCCTAGTGATTGCACCAGAGGGTGACTTCATAGGGAAGCTGAACACTGTTGTGCTGTCTGGCTTCATTACATCAGGCTCTGCTGGAATACCCTGTGACATAAGGAACTGTGTGAGTGGGTCTTTGTTATCACCACGTACAGTACGAATGTAGAATGGGTTATGTCGTGCATGGATACCTGACGCTGCATCAGTAAGCTGCGATACAGTACCACTAGGCTTCACACAAGTGACAGCAGTTGACTGTGGTATTTTAAGCTGCTTCGCCATAGCTGCATTGGTTTGCACTGCAGTATCACGCAAGACCTCTAGCATCACCTCAAGCGTATTGCCTGTTGTAGATGTCAGCCTGTTGTCCATGATACCTGTCAATGATACACCAAGCAAGCGTTCTTCTTCTGTATTCTTTTTCCATACATTGCGTAGGTACTTGAAGTTAGTCAATGTAGCTTGGAATGTACCAAGGATGGTAGCTAGGCGTACCTTTTCCTTGAGTGTATCTACTGTGTCACTCTCACGCACAACTACCTCTGACAGATTACAAAACTGGTATGGGCGTAAGATTATCTCACTGCAAGGATTACACCCGAAGTCATGGTCAGTCTCACGTCTACCATTCTTAGCAGCTTGCTTGATAGCTGACTGCCTGTTGAAGATACCACGCTCACCTGACTTGCTGTCGTACAGAGACAACCACTCACGCATGAATGTACCCATCTCAGGCTTAGTCTTGTATGCGACAGAGTTATTAGCCAACGCACGTTGCCCTTCATTCTCCCACCACTGACCTGACTTGGCATGTGCCATCTGGTCATCGTTAAGATTAGACAATGAAATCAATGCACTACGGCGTACACCACCTACGACTACCACTTCACCAATCTTACACATGATGTCGTGACACTCAATTGGGTAGAGCCTACGTCCTGCTGCACCCTTAAACTTCTGTACAACAAACTCAAACAACTCAACCAAAGGCTGTGGGCCTGATGCCCTACCGCCAAATGTCTTGAGGCGTTCACCTGCTGCACGTACTTCAGACACATCCCACTTGGGAATCTGTCCAGTGTACAACATAGCAATCAGTTCTTTGAGTGACTTAGCCCAACCCGGACGTGAATCACCTACCTTGATTACTGTGTCTGTGTGATGAAAGTCTTCATTCACAATAGGTAGCTTCTCAATACAATGACGCTCCACAGAGAAGCCTACACCTGTGCCACACATGAGGATGTACATAGTCTCATCAAACGCACGTGGGCTATCCACAGGTACGTATGAGCAGTTGTATCCACCTACGTGGCAGCGGTCTAGTGCTGGCCCTGCAGTCATCAATGCCCTCATGCTAGGCATGATAGCTTGACTAAGTACAGCTTCTTCTAGTTCACCCCTCAGTGAATCAGAAAGCTTATAGCCGTGATTGCTAGACAAGTGGCTAGCCATGTAATTAAAATATCTTGATACAGTTTCACTCCATGTCTCCCTTCGTTGCTCATCCTCTTTCCATCGTGCATATCGGGAAAGAGCAATAAAGTTTTGGTAGTCTGTTGGTAATTGGTTGCTTATCATTTTATCACTCCATTATAGTTCTAATTGTTCTAATGTCAGCACCGTCTACATCGTAAAAGTACTCACGTATTCCATCTTCTATCTCTTCACCTACCTGCCCATCAGCAGGTATGGGATATTCTTCTTCGTCTACGTCTATGGTAATAAACAGTTTAACTCTTGCCATCTGCCATCACCTCTTCAATTAATTTATCTAAGTACCACTTAGCTTTCTGCAAATCCTCTATAGGTTTATCCTTGTAGTCGAAACGCCAGAGGTACTTGAGTATGTTACCCTGCAAATAATACTTAAAACCTTTATCAGTAGCAGCAGAGATAGCATGTATACATTCAATGCCTGTCTGGTTATAATGTGGTGGGCTGTTGACCATATCAACATTACCCCAAGCCATCTTACCTGCTTGCTCTGCTTCTTCCATCTTTTTCATGTATGTATCATGCCTCATGCTGAACCCCCTGTCTTTGTGTTAAAGTTAAGATGTACTACATTACCATCATAGGTTTTTTCTACACCCGATTCCTCTTCTAGTTCTACATCAATATCCATCTCTGTGTCAATAACTTTTGTTACATATTCATGTACAATATTACGTAGTTCTTCTACTTCTTCCATGACAGGTACAGAAGCACACATCATCTTAGTGAAATGCATTACATTATAATAGTCTTCATCGTCTAAGGGGTTATCTGGCATAGCCATTATAGATATGTCAACTTCACCAGACCACCTACCATCATCATCAGAGAAGGGTCTGACACGAATAAGGAAGTCTTCCTCATTTACTTCTTTAGCTAGTTTCTCCATCATGTTCATACTCATCTCCTTTTCACTTTTGTACCGCCAAACTTAATAAACTTTGGGTGTTTGTTCTTACCCTTTTCTTTTAACCAATCTTCAGGAATGATCCTATCGTAGTATCTAAACCCATGCTTGATGCACCAGTCTGCATACGATGACTTAGCCCCCTTACTTAGTTTAGCTTTACTGTTGGTAAACACAAACCGAATATCCAGTTTGGGATGTTGTTTCTTAATAGCAATATGCTTTCGCCTATCCGCTGCCATAAACCTGCCCTTTGTTTCAATTATAATGCCGTTAGCTAAAACAAAGTCAGGTGTATAGGTACGGTAGGCTAGGTCTTCCCATTCAATCTTAACACACTCATAATCGTATTTAATTTTATGTGTGTCAAGATAAATCGAAATGTTATGCTCTAGCCCACTACGATACCCATGTTTGATTGCCATACGTCTTGCTTTATGCAGCAATTACATCTCCAATGTATGATGCAGTTGGAGGATTTTTAGCTTGTGACTTTACGGCAGGTCTTTCAGTTAGAGTAGGCCAACAATCAAAACGATAAGCACAAAACTTACACCCGTCATTAAGTATCTTGTTACCTGTCTCCTTGCCTCTAAACTTCTCTGGTACTGGTTGAAAACACTTTTCAAATTTATTCTCCTCTACTGTCTGTACGGTATTTTTAATCTTCTTAACCTCTGCTTCAAGGTCAAGACCTGTTGCTGGTACATACTTGAACGCACCGTTAGCTTTGTTCACTACCCACCAGCCACCGACTTTCTTGCCGGAAGCTTTTGCATAGCCAGCTAACTGTCCTATGTATCCGAAACCATCACCACTGGCAAGGGTATCGTAGGATTCAAATTTGTTTCTATATGACCAGTCGGAAGCTGATTTAATATCATCGACAGCATCGTTAATGACAATATCATATGACCCATTAACAACAGTACCCCCGCAGTCAAGGCTAACCTTTTCACTATCTTCATACTTAATCCCCGCTTCTTTCAGAACTCCCTTGAAGACAGCTTCAACGATGTCTCCAAGCATCATGTTCATTATGAATGTATTTGGGAATGGTAATGCAACCTCTGGTTTATTTTTTTGATACCAGAGTTGGCAGGTGGGGCGACCCACGTTAGACATTCTCATCTTGAAATCGCCCCGACCTTTACCACCGCCAAACTGTCTGCGCATTGCATCAGCAACATCATTAGCTACTTGCTGAATGGTGTCCTCAGAGATAGTGCTGTCACCTTTGACAGCATTCTCCATATACTGATGCAATGCTAGTTCAGCAGGATGATTCATTATGCTGCATCCTCATCGTCTAACTCAATGTCCACGAGACCATCAACTACGTCAATGTCATCATCTTCCATACGTGAGTTAGCTTTCTCTGCCCACTGGTTGATAATGTAACTGTTGTAGTTATCAATCCAAGCCATGAAGTCACCAAACAAAACCTGATCTTCTTCAGTCAAGTCAATAGTACTGGATACATCAAGGGATGCCACAGGCACGTAGTAAGATGCGCCAGTTGGTATCTTACGTTCTGCTGTATTAGCAGAGATGATGTGTTGAGGTGGCAACCGCTGCATCTTAGCCAATGAAGCAAAGCTGTTTCCAATCTCCTTGAAAGCATCACGGTTATCAATCTCCCAAATAAATGGGGTAGGCTCCACATCTACTTTCTCTCCTTTATCATCTGTAGGATTAACCAACTCGACAATCCCCTGTACAACACGTACACGTTTGATCTGCTTAATCAAGTCCTGCATCTTCTCAGGCAATGCTTTAAAGTCTTTGATGTAACCAGCAGGTTTACCGCAGTTAAAGCCGCCATCATTATCTTTCAGATCAGATTCCATCTTGCTGTCATCCGTCATCAAACTCTTGATGAAACGATTAGGTGTCTTAGCATCACCCATAACATAACGCTTATACATGAAGCGTTGTAGGAATGGACGCATCTTAATACTAGATGCATAGTAAGTCGGGCCATCTGGAATCTCTAGCTTGTATGCTCCACCCTCAATTACTTCTACGTTAACATTTTTGCCGTTAACTTCTGCAGTACCCATAATAGGTGAGTGGTGAATGCGTAGCCTAGCCAACTGACTAGACTTAGAAGAGCCTGTAGTCTCATTTGACGTACCCATAGCCTTTGCCATAGCTGCGTAATTGTTAGTGTCGATTGTCATTAATTGTGTCATACATTTCTCCTTTGTTTT